CATTTGTTAAAAATCAGTCAAAATGGAAGGCTGCAGAGGAATGGTGTAAAGATCGAGGTTATGAATTTAAAATAATAACTGAACGAGAACTCGGTATATAAGCATATAAATAATATTATGGCATCTTTAAAAGACATTTTTGATAAAAACCAGTATGATTTAGGTCAAGCTGCTAAGAAATCAAAGAATTGGTTTCAACAACAAGCTAGATTGTTAGGTCAACAACAAATATCTCCTCAAAGAGCAATGAGAGGTGGAGAATTTACAACACGACCTATGCCTGGTAAGTTATATATGTTTCTATATGATCCAAAACATAAAGATACATTACCATATTATGATATGTTTCCTTTAGTTTTTCCTTTTTCAAAGGATTCTACAGGATTTACTGGTTTAAATATGCATTATTTGCCATATCAAATGCGTATAATGCTATTACAAAGATTAATGGACTTTGCAAGTAATAAAAATATGGATGAAACAACAAGATTAAAGTATTCTTGGAGTCTTATTGATGGAGTTTCACGATATCGTTTAGCACAGCCTTGTGTTAAGAAGTATCTTGCAAATCATGTAAAAACACAATTAAAATTAATTCCTGCAAATGATTGGGCAACTGCAATGTTATTACCGGTTGAACAATTTGTTGGATCAAATAAACAAAAAGTCTGGCAAGACTCATTAAGAGGCTAATATGGCACAATTAAACGATTTTATAGCTCAAGTTAAATCAGAAGGTTTAATGCGTAATAATAGATATATTGTTACTATGCAACCACCACTAGCATTAAGAACTTTATTTGGAAATGCACAACTTGAAAAAACATTATTATTCTGTGACTCAGCATCTATACCTGGAGTCACTATTTCAACTTCACCAGCATTAACATATGGTGAAATACGAGAAATGCCATACGAAAAACTATTTACCCCAGCAAATTTTACATTCTATGTTGATAATGCAATGATTGTTAAACATATGTTTGATAAATGGCAAGGTTTAATTGTAAATCCAACCACAAGAAATACAGGATATTACGTTGATTACACAGTTCCAATTGATATTGCTATACTAGATGTATATAGAAATGAAAGATATATTGTAACATTACATGAAGCGTATGTAAAAGATATCGGTCAAATACAAATGGATGCTTCAAACAGAGATGTAATGAAACTAAATGTTACAATGCAATATAAGTATTGGACATCTGCGCCATCAACATCATCTATTTCATATCCTGATAATAGAGGATTCTTTGAAAAAATATTTGATGCATTTTTTGGTGACAGTCAAATTATTCCAGATAACTATTTTGGAGATTTTACTGGATTTCAATCACAAGCTAATAACATAACTACTCCTCAACTAGGTGGTTTAGATTTAGCAGGAGCTTCATATAGATTTTAATAGAGGTATATTATGAGTACTGATGAAAATCTGTCTAAAGTGTTCGATGTAGAACCAATGGATAAGACAGAGGTTATAAAGAAAGACGGATCGGTGTTACCACCTAAGTCTAAAAAGATGGAAGAGAATATTGACTTTGATTATGATAGGTCTCGTGATAATCTTCACGGCTTATTAGTTCAAGGACAAGATGCATTAATGAATGCATTAGAGATTGCTAAACAATCTGAACACCCTAGAGCGTTTGAGGTTGTTGGTAACTTAATTAAGCAACTAGCTGATGTGAATGAACAGTTGCTTAGCCTACATGATAAGAAGCAAAAGTTAGATAACCCTAAAGGTTCTGAAAAGAAAGAAGGTGTTACTAATAATAATGCTATCTTTGTAGGTAGTACAAGTGAGTTGAATAAACTACTTAATGATTTAGATAATAAAGGAGAATAGATCATGGCTTTGCCTATGAATAATACTCCGGTTTACCAGATGGAAGTTCCATCGACCGGAAAACAAATTAATTTTAGACCATTTTTGGTTAAAGATGAGAAAGCATTATTGTTAGCTCAACAATCTGAAAATCCAATGGTCATGTTAACATCATTAAAAGATGTTATTAAATCATGTGTTAAAGATGATTTAGATATAGATGCTTTAGCAACATTTGATATAGAATATATTTTTACACAATTAAGAGCAAAATCTGTTGGTGAAATCATTGACTTAACTCTTAAATGTGATAAATGTGAAGATCCAAAGGCTGTAGCTACTGTCAATATAGATTTAACTAAAATGGCAGTCGATGGAATAAAAGAACACACAAATAATATTACTTTATTTGATGATGTAGGTGTTATAATGAAATATCCAACGATGGATATTTTAGAAAAAATGGAAAATCTAGATGATAATAATTTAGATGAAGTATTTGAAATTATGATTAGTTGTATAGAATCAATTTACAATTCTTCAGAAGTATTTCATTCTAAAGAACAACCTAAAGGTGAATTACTTGATTTCTTAAATAATTTATCTAGTGACCAGTTTATGAAAATAAGAACATTTTTTGAAACAATGCCTAGATTAAAGTATGACATTGAATATAAATGTCCAGTGTGTCAAAAAGAACATAAAAAAGTTTTGGAAGGCCTCCAAAGTTTTTTTTAATGAATCTCTCTCATGAGAATTTGAATAATCATTATAAAACAAATTTTGCATTAATGCAGTATCATAATTATTCTTTAGCTGAAATTGAAAATATGATACCTTTTGAGAGGGAAATTTATATAGCTTTACTTATGCAATATCTTGAAGAGGAAAAACGTAAACAAGAAAGCACGTAATGAAAGAAATATTACAAAAACTACTATTAGAAACTGAAAAGCAATCTAAATTATCTGAAACGGCAAATAAACGTAGATCAATGACAGATAAAGAAATGACCGAGCAATTTAAAAAGATTGCCAAAGGTGATTTTCTTAAGCCACTGTCTGAAGACAATGCTGCTGTTTTAGATAGAGCTAGAGATGCTAAAGTTCATAACACACTTGCCGGAAACATAGGTGGTGCAGTTATGGGTGGTGTAAAAAATGTTGGTAGTTTCTTTACTCCTCGCGGATTCTTAGATAAAACAGGTATTGTTAAAAAGGGTAGTGGTGGCATAATTGATCAGATGTTTGAAGCTAGAAAAGCTAGAACAGATAGGATTAAAGCTCGCGTTATGGCCGGAGAAGTGCCAGAAGAAAAAGGCATTTTTGCAAAAATAAAACAAGGCATACAATTAAGTGGTGAAGCTAAAAGAGAACAAGCACAAAGAAGAGAATTAGCTAAATTAGATGAACAAGAACAGTTCATGCGTGATAACGGTATTGATGAACAAACAATAGCTCAATCTGATGTAAGAAAGAAAAAGAATTCATTAGCTGAGCAAATGAAAATAACTGGGTTTGGAGCAAAAGAAGAAGAAGATGAAAAAGAAGACTCTAATGTAGTTACTGAAGAAGAAAGAGAACAACTAAAAATACAAGAAGACCAAAGCGATAAGTTAGATGATATTGCTGAAAATACGAAGGATATGGCTACAGCCCTTTCTGGAAAAGGATCTGGTTCAAGTAAACCTGAAGAAAGTGGTGGCATGTTTTCAGGAATTGGTGGTGCTTTAAGTGGATTAGGAAAAGGTGTTGGTGGATTAGCAAAAGGTCTTGGATCTGGAATTGGTAAAGGATTAATTGGATTATCAACCGGTTTAATGGCATTAGCAAATCCTGCTGCTTTATTAGGTCTAGGTGCTGTCACATTAGCTGTAATGGGTATTGCTAAAGCTTTAGAAATAGCTGCGCCAGCAATTAAAGAATTTGTTCCTGTAATGAAAGAAATGGTATCAACTATTGGTGAGGTATTCATTGAAGGAATTAAAGCTATTCCAGAAATTATTTCTTCAGTTGCAGATGCAATTGTAAATCTCATTGGAGGAATTAAAGACATTATCGTTGGAGTAATGGATAAAATAGTTGAATCTGTCGAAAGATTAGGTAAAGTTGATGGAACAAATCTATTAGCAGTTGGTGGTGGACTATTTGCTGTTGCTGGTGGTTTAGCTGCATTTGCTGGAGGAAGTGTTGTTAAAGGTGTAACTGATACTTTAGGAAGTTTATTTAATGCAGTTACTGGTAGAAAAAGCACAGTTGAACAATTAGAAGATATCGCTAAACTTGGTCCAGACTTAGAAAAAGCTGGCACTGGAATGGAAAAGCTTGCTAGAGGTTTAGGTGGATTTAGTGATGTTGAATCTGAAAAAGTAGAACAAGATGTTGTTGTTGCTAAAGCAAAAGTTACGAATATATCTAAAGGTAAAATGAGTCCTGTAACATCTTATACTAAAAATGGTAGAACATACAAATTAACAGATGAAGAAAGAATGGCTTTAAGTAATGCTGACTTAAGTGGCCAAGAAATAGTAACTGGACCTAATGGCGAACAAAGATTAGTTCTTAAAGATGGAGATAAATTAACAGCAGCTAATGGAGCTATTAAAGATGCTGAAAGACAAGCTATGAGAGAAATGATGGGTGGTAATACGAATATTAATGCTCCTACAACTACTGTAAATAATTCAACATCTAATAATGTTGTTAAAGCACCTGTAAGAAATGTTGATACTTCTGTAAATGCATACTATAGAGGCAATTGGATAATGGAGTCTAATGCCTCATCGTTTTAATAAGAAAGGGGCCGAAGCCCCTTTTTCTTAGTCTTGATCCGCTATCTTTTGAAAATAACTCATTACATCATCGTCATCATCTGAACTGAGTGAGGGTTCAGGTGCTGCCGAAGCTACAGGTTCAGGAGCAGGAGCTGCTCTATATTCTGGAGCTGGTTGTGATGGTATATCTTCTTTTACTAAATCAGATGCAGAAGCAGCTACGCCACCATCTCCACTGAGTACTTGATCAAGTTTAGTTTTAAGTTCTTCATATGATTTGAAGTTCTTACGATCTAGGAATTCTCCTAGTCTATATTGTTGATTAACAATTTCTAAGATTTGTTCATCTGACGGAGCAACTGCTACAGGCTCTGAGAAAGATGATGAATCATAGTTAGGATAACCTTCAACTTTTTTCATTCTAAGTTTAAAGTTAGCGCCTTCCCATAAATCAAATACATTTAC